TTGGTCTTCATGTGTAGGGATTTAGAATTGTGGATAGCCAGTTGGACTGCTTCCATTAGCTTATCCTTGAGACTGGATGCATCTAGCGTATGGACAAGCTCCCGTCTCTCAGTGAACAGTGATACCTCAGTCATCTTGCCTACCAGTTCTAACGCCTTGAGTTGCTGTGCGGGGGGCAAATCATCATTNANAGCCATACTGGATAGCTTATGGATAGCCATAGCCCTTAAACGAGGGGGTAAAAGATATTCCTCCACCTCTTTCTGTGCTTCTAGTGCAGTGATGTATGTTTGAACATTGGTGGACTTTACTAATGTCTGTGCGTTCCTACTGGCAGTGGTGTTCTTTCCCGTATGGTTATGACTCCTACGATACGCTTCGGTCTTGTTCCCAGTAGCCACGACTTGCTCGGCAAACTCCTTTTGTTTCTTGGTGAGTTTGATACCTTGCTTACTCTGAGCACCTAAAATGATAGTCTCTATCGGCACTGCTTTCATGCCCTCGGCTATCTCTGCTTTAGTTAATCTCTTCTTCTGTATTGGCATAGTATTCAATGGGTATATTTATACCCCATAGTATAGGACATCTCTATGTAGGACATCAAGTAGTCTTCCTTCTACTGTGTGTTATCTCTCTCCTAGAGTAGTAGTCTCTGCACTGTTCCGCTTCGCTATCTCACCATAACACTGTTAGGGTGACCGCCTTTTAGGGGTTTTATACGCTCCACAATGCCATGCTTTATGTTTTTATGAGCACTGATACACAAGCAAGGCACTTCTCAGCTATATCAATCGCCTTGTAAGCCCCATTCTATAAGGGTGCAAAAATAAATTAAAAAAAACTATGCAAGTCAAGTAATTATGGTTTAAGATTTAATCTCATTCACTAGATGAATGAAACGACTAACCACCTACTAGGAGCAATACATGGAAAGAATCGAGACACTGGCAGACACCTTAGCCATATGGGATAAGCAGATAGCAGAAGAAAATGCTTGCATTAGCTTCATTCGTGCATACGCTAACCAACGCTATGATCGTGGATGGAGTTCAGTGGTAGAAGCCTTTACGGATGGGGATATCCTTGAATACCTTTCAGATGCTAAGTTTGATGTTCCTAAAGCAATTAAAGCCATACAGGAATGGCTAGATCTTCGGGCAGAGATGAATGATAACTGCCAGTTCTAACCAGTCAATCTGATGATGGGCTAATGCCCGAAACATCCGAAAGGATGTCATTGACAACACTGCTAGGAGAAACAAATGGCTAATTGGAAACAAACACTAGACATCACTGATCTTATGGAAGAGTTCTATGAGACTGAAGATGTTGATACCTTTGCTAAACGGGCATCTACCCGTATTCAGTTGTTTATTGAGCATCACCAGTCTTGGACTGACCGCACTGGTATTACTGAAGACTTGGAAGAGATTGCAGAGGGTTTAATTTCCTACTCTGACGATAAATCAGAGGTGGATTTCCTACTCGATAACTTGTATGACCTTGCCGACAATGCCCGTATTTGGGTTAAAACATTTTAAGGAGACTGTAATGGGAACACTAGAGCAACGCTACGCTATCTATCTCGCCTGTGCTGATGATGGCACTGGACATTCAATCACTGATGGAAAGCCACTAAAAACTTTTGAGGAATGGCTAAACAGTTAACCAGTCAAACTGATGAGTCTTCAATAGACGAAACCCCTAAAGGGGTCTTTGACAAACTGCTAGGAGTTAAACGAATTATGGAAACAACAAACAAAATGGATTTATCTCAGTTCTACGGCACTGAAAAATACTGGAAGACTAATATCTTCACACCTCAGTTAAAGCATACCGATGGAGTCCAATACTTTGCGGACACTGGAGGATGCTTTTGGTTCTTGGATATCGTTGCCAGTGAATACTATCCCCTTTCTAAGACTGAAGACTTAATCTGCATTGATCTACTGGTCAAAGATGGTAAAGCAGATATCACTGTGGAAGACGGGGATTGCAAGGTAATCAAGACTAAGCATATTGCCATGACTGACTGCCCTGATGGTCTTTACAAGTTTTTCCTTACTAACGATGTTTTGATGCTTACTTCGGAGTATTGATTATGGCGGACTTGATTGACACTATGACAGTCAAGTCTCCCCTATTTCTTGAGGGAAGTTGGGGAGAGCGAGACATTGGCACACATGAATCCACACTGGAGTTGTATTTCAATAAGGACAACACTGGGTTTATTGAATGGGATATTCCTGATGTTGCTTTTGAATACATTGGTCTTTGGTTCGATATCGACAAAGATGGAAAACGCTCCCTATTTGAATACGATGGGGTTATGTCTCTCAATGACCATGCAATAGCACTGCTCCGCAAAAACAATGTATTTGTAGGAAAGGACTTTGAATAATGGATGCCATCATCTACAACACTAAGTTGGAGGTGGTGGCAGTTCACCGCCTACCTACTTTCATTGAAGCTTGTGAATGGATTGAGCAATATCTCGGATGGAATGGTTTAACCCGTATCGAGACTAAGACTAACAGTAAGACTATCAAAGTTCTAACGGAGGGTTCAAATGTTTAAAGATCAAGAATGGATTATCAACGCATTACTGGTGGTGGCATGGGCATATGTAGCCCTTTACATGATTCCGTCTGCCCTTTACTTGTTTATCAAGACTGGAGGGTTTTAAGGTGGAATTGACTATCAAAATCAAACTGGATAACGATGCTTATCAGGTTGGTATGGAGACTGAGTTAAGGGAGCATTTTGAATCAGTCATAAGCAAAATCAATCAAGACGATGCCAGTGGAATTCTATTTGATTCTAATGGCAACAAAACTGGGTGGTGGGATATTGAAATGGATGAGGAGCAATAAATGGATGCAATTATTTCAGTGGTTGGCAGTTTGGCACTTATCGCAGTTATCTTTTTAATTCGTTGGGAGAAATAACATGGGTTGGACTGGATCATTAAATCGTGGCACTAGCACTAAGGATTACCTGATTAACGAGTTTTCAGGGGAGGATGCTGACTTTATATGGGCATTTACCGATGTCTCTATGCGTGGCACTACCGCCTACGGCATAGCCAGTAGACAAGATAAGAAGACGGGCATTGTCTTGGCTGAAGCATTGGTTGTGCTAACCCGTAAAGAGGATGGATGGATATATCACAAGGAGATGGGGGAGACAGTCATGCCCTATTACTTTGATGCTCCTAAGAAGCTTTTGGACAAACTGGATGCCCTTTATCCCCCGTTCAATGAAAACGCTATCAAATGGAGAACAATTTGCCGAGAGGAAGCAAACAAAAAAAAGGTAAAGCTTAAATACGGGGATTTGATTAAGTTTTCAAAGACGATGCGATTCCCTAACATTGGACTAGAGACTGATACCTTTACCTACACCGAATGGAATGGCAAACGCAACATATTCACCAGTGAGACTGGGAAGCTTGTTTGCATACCTAAATGGCAACATAAGGAGTTCACTGTTCTATCAAACTGATGAGCCTGTAAGGGCGAAACAAATAGGTATGAGTCCGCAAAGCCTTATGGCGAGTCCGCAAATTACCTATTTGTCTTTGATTAACTGCTAGGAGAATGTAATGGGATTAGATATGTATTTATCTGCAAGACAGTATCTTTGGAAACATGACGATGAGATTTCTACTCAACGTAAAAAGATTTCTGAGTTGTTGGGGGTTGACGGGGTTGAAGCAAAGTCCGTTATTTTTGAAGCGATGTATTGGAGAAAAGCAAATGCCATCCATAACTGGTTCGTGGATAACGTGCAAGACGGGGATGACGATTGCAAAGAATACTATGTTGAGACGGAGCAATTAGAGCAGTTACTTGCTGATTGTATCCAAGCTTTAGAGACAAAGGATTCTGATGTCTTACCGCCTACTGAGGGATTCTTTTTCGGTAGCACTGAGGTTGACGAATACTACTGGGCTGACATAGCTGAGACTAAGGAAAAGCTTTCTTCACTGCTCAATAACGAAGCCAGTAAGAAGTGGGATTTTTACTATCAATCGAGTTGGTAAGGAGATAACCATGCAAAACATATGCGAAGACGGCTATTCAGGTAATCACGATCCATTTTTTCAGGAGATATCGGATGATTACGAAGAATTGCAGATGAACACTGAACATCTTGACGATGGTTCAGTGGTAGTCAATTTTGACATTTTTGATACGGAGAATGACCAAGTTGTGAAACAGGGTGGCTATGTCATGGTCAAGAAAGACGAAGAAGAACAGAGGTTTTATGTTCTTGTGTTCAACGGCACTGGGGATTTGATATCAGAGACTTTGTTGCCATTTAAATTTGAGGAGTGCTGATATGCCGAAGATGATTATCAAAGCTTATGACACTGTTATTGATTCTGACTGGACTGGGGGTGGTGCATCAGTCCTGATTGGAGTGGTTGAAGAGGGACATCCTGATGAAGCTTATTTTGATACTTATGCTGATGAAAGGATTTATTTCTATTTGACTGCTGAAGAGATGGCGAATCTCAAAGTTGGAGATGTGCTGAATGATGGTGAGGATTTTACGATTGTCGAGATTGACAAAGACGAACCTACTATTTACGAAGTTGACTACGAAGAGGAGTTGGTATGAAAGATATGAAAGATTGGGATATGCACTGGCTGACAGAAGCCAAAGAGCAGTTGATGAATCGGCAGATTGTTGATGTTCGATACATGACTAAAGAAGAAGCAGATGACATGGATTGGTATTGCCGACCAGTAGTCATGGTGCTAGATGATGGGAATTTGATTTACCCATCATGCGATGACGAGGGCAACAATGGTGGTGCTCTTTTTACTAACAATCAGGCAAACCCTGTTTTGCCAGTTTTGAGGTGATTTATGAAAAATGTTTACTTAGTTGAAACAAGTGAGACTTGCCTTGTGCATAAGCAGTATTCAGTTGAAGCCTACACGATGGAACAGGCAAAAGACATGGTATTGCGTGGCGATATTTATGATTCAGGCAGAGAGATTGACCACTGGATTACCGATGATCTGGATGTTAACGAAGTGAAGAGCGTTAAGCATTGTGGAACAAGGAGCGAAGACTAATGGCATATGAAGTGCAACATTACACACTATGCGATGGTTGGATTAACTGTTGGAGTGAAGAGAATGAAGACGGGGTAATGATCCCGTCTGTTTATAGAACATACACTGAAGCTTTATCTGCCCTCAATGAATTTCTTGAAGATGAATTGATGGAATACAACGCTGGCAATATTGATTCAATGTATGAAATGGATGAATTTCGAATAATGGAGATTTAAATGGACTACAACGGACTTAAAAACTTGGTTGGCGAAGACAATGCCATTCTTGTTTATGACTACTTTGTCGGATTTACAGTTGATAACCTAGTGCAGTTGGTGTTAGACGGCTACGCACCTAGCCAGTTGTTGCACCTTGCTAAACAATTAAGAGAGGATGTGGATGATGAGCAATCTTAACCGCCTACACCGATTTAAAGAATTACTTTGGCAAAGGTATGACGATAGGATTCGAGATGAAAAGGATTGGTTTTACAAAGGTTGGGGATGGGAAATTAACTTTGTAGAAAACAACGATCAGAGCAGTTGCGTTGCTTATCGAATCAAAGATGGTTTGACCGACTGGGGCGATTACATCATCCTTGAAAAGTATGTCAAAGAATGGAGGAAAGTTGTATGACTTATGTTGATATAGACAAAATGACCAGTAGCCAATGGTTGGCATATCGTGATAATTTGCTTGACCAATACTATGCTGATGGGAATTTACTGGTTGCCAGTGAGGATTGCAAGGAATGTGATCCTGATAACGAATACGTTTGTTTTAACTGTGAATGTATGCAGATAGAAAAATGGAGGGCATATTCAACATGATTAAATACAAAGTAGTTTTGGAAATAACCATAGCCGATACCGATGCACCGCCTACGGATTGGTTAGTGCCTGTAATTGAAAATGTATTAGAAGATGGCGAAACAGTTGAACTTAACGAATGTGAGGAAATAGCATGAACCAAGATGACAGAGATGCAGAGAAGTGGATGGAAATGGATCGTAAACGTCAATATCGTGATTTGATATGGGCTAAAGAATCAGGGCAGTGCCATTACATTGATGGCAATGGAGAAGTAGTCATTGTCAAGGAGCATAAGAGTGAATCTAAAGACTTGCAAGGGTAAAGTGCCAGTCTTTGTGGGAGGGGATGTCCACTACAAGTTTGTGGATTTCCCGACCAGAGAGCAATTTGACGAAATGTTCAAAAGAAACAACATAACCCTGAGAGACAAATACTGGAATGTTTTGAAAATGCGTTCACAAGGGCATACACTGTTGGAAGTGGGTGGAGCATATACCCTGACTCGTGAAAGGATCAGGCAGATTGAAGCGAGGTTTTTAAGGAAAGTAGCAGTTTCTTTAGAGACTGAGAAGCTTTGAAATTGCCTACTCTCTTATGGTAATCATTGAAATCCTCCCCGACTGTCTCGGAGATCCAATACGGCTTGCCTGTTTTTTTGGCAGTAGTTTCTCCGACACTGTTGGGATCATTGTCAGCAATGACGATCCCTTGCCCGATGTTCCTCGCTACGAACTCCATGTTGCTTGCGGAGAAGCAAATATAAACACGATAAGGAATATTCATCTGTTTCATAATGTCTCTGATGGAGATCCCTGTGGCATACCCCTCGCAAAGTATCGGAGTCCCCTTTGCATCAATCGTGAAAGTTGCTCCTTTGCTTGTTTGTCCATGCAAGAACTTCTTGTTCCCCTCGTCATCAATGAGTTGGCAACCTATCAGGGATTTGCCACTTCTCATCGGAATGACTAAGACTTCTTTATCATCTTTGACCCAAACATTGCCATGCTCATTAGGGAATCCCTTTTTGACAAGGTATGGGTGCATCTGCAAACTGGTCTGACTGAGTATCCATTCGGCTTTTGACCTAGCCTTTTGTGCCAGTTGGTCTCTTTCGTTGTTTGACGAAGCGATACGCTTCTTTACATCCGCTGACGAAGCCGTTTTGCCTTCAGCAAACCAAGTTACAGGCTTTTCCATTGTTGCCCAGTTGATGACCCAACCTACTTCACCTAAGAACTTGTAGCGACCATTCGAGGATCTTGGGTGGTCTTCTGTTGGAGTTGCGACCCACTTGTCGTAAACAATGTTATTGAGGATCAATCCATGATCCCTTGCGAAATTGACGAACTCTATCATTTATGCCCTCATTTTGTTTTGTCGTTTTGACCATGCGATATTGCGGTGCTGCACCCACTTTTGAGTTTCCATTGACGGCACTCTTCTTATTTCTTCTAATCCACGAGGCCATACCCCAAATTTCTCCCGATACTTATTGCTTGCCCAGTACGGGTTATATAGTTTTTCTTGGGCGATATAGAGCAATTCAGAATAGAACTTCTGCTTTACATCCTTCTCTACTCTGCCGTTAAATCCAAGCTCAATTAGCTCACCCTCGACTGCTTCAATTTGCCGTCTTGGTCTGACATAGCCACATGATGCACATGAATGAGATCCTTTGACCCATAGGGCATGGCACTGGGGGCATTGTTGGTCTGCCTTTTCCCGTTCCGTAGGTTCTTTCTTGGTCTTCTCAATCTTTTTGTCCAGATCTTTGACCCCTTCTGCGTAAATCTCTTCCCAGTCTTCTCTGAACCTGATGTAATTACCTGAGTGATCGAGCCATAAACCAAACTCTTTTCCCTCATAAGATCGCATTATCCGACCCAGTTGCTGAATATGTGAAGACAAAGACTTACTAAAAGGGCGAGCTGATACCCCAACCATAACATCAGGCACATCGAACCCACGAGTAAGAATATCAGTAGCGATAAGCCCATGAATATCTGTATCAGGCTTGGAGAAGTCATCAATTACCTCCTGTTTGTATTCGCCACTGTCCTTGTAGGATATGCTGACGAAGTTGTAACCTTTACGAGCAAACTGTTCTGCTAAATCCTGACCATGAGCGACACCAGCACAAAAAACAATGGTCTTTCTTGGTCTGCCAAAGACTTCATGGCATTTCTTTTCCCATTCGACAACGATATCGCCAGTGATTTGCATACCACGCTTGGTGACTTCATCAGGACTCCACTCTCCAGCCACCTTCTTTACACCAGTCATGTCAATTTCTTTGGCGATGTAAACCCGTAATGGAGCAAGCCATTTGTCGTTGACGAGGGATTCAGTGGTAGATGCACACACTACATTGGAATAAATGTTGCCAAGCCCTTTGGTAAATGGGGTAGCGGTAAGCCCAATGACTTTAATCTTTTCGTTGGTTTTAATAATCTCGGTGATCTGCTGCCGAGTGATATGACATTCATCTACAACCAGTAGGTCTATGTCAGGAAAGTTTTGCCGTCTTTCAATGGTCTGTGACGAACAAATTTGGATTCGCTGAGTTGGATTTCTCATCCAATGGTCAGCCTGTAAAACTCCATGTTTAATTCCGTACTTGGTAAGGCGAAGACTGGTTTGATCAATCAAGACAATCCTGTCAAGAACCATTGCAGTTCTTTTGTAATTGTCTGCCGTAGCCTTCATTAGATAAATGGCTACCTCAGTCTTGCCGAACCCTGTCGGTGCGTAGAGTAGCTGACAACGATGCCCGTCTTTGAATCCTTGACGAAGCTGATCGACTACCCCCATCTGATGGTCTCGGAGTTCTAAATCCATTTACTTCTTCTTGGATAAAGATTTAACCTGACGAATCAGTTCTGCGTTCCTTTTTTGAAACATATCTCGACTGTCCCGAAGTGAGGCAATCTCAATGTCTTTAATGCGTATCTGCTCTCGCAGTTCTTTGACAGTATCGTGGATATCTTCAACCTCGATATCACTGGCATCCCATCTCTTGGTGGCAATGATGTCTTTTAGTTTAGCGTTCTCATCATCTAAAGTTTGAACAGTGTCAGCCAGTTCTTGAATCTTTTCTTCTACGGGATTCTTAGGTTCTACGGGTTCTTCTTTGACCTCTACCTTTGGTTCTTTCTTACTTAACTTCATGGTAGATTCTTTGCCATGCTTGTTGACGTAAGTTACTTCTTCCTTTGGCGGTTCTTCTAAACCCTTGCGGATACGACCTATGGTCATGCCTGACACACCAATATGCTTACCAATCTGAGCGTTTGACCACTTACCCCACTCTGCATCTTTAATCAGTTCTATGACGATCTGACGATTCTCTTCAGGGCTATGTGGCAAGCCATGTTTGTTAGCACCATAGGCGAACAGTTTGGCATCTCTGACTGTACCTTCATGGATATCGCAATCAACCGATACATTGCCAATTTGTTTGGTAGCAAAGTAGCGATGAAAGCCTGATGATAGCCAGTAGTCTGAACCATCGAAGAACACTGTTATGGGGGGAAACTCAACCTTATCACGCATGAGATCTGCGTATTCTTGAACCTTATCTTGGTTAAGCTGTTTGCGTACTTGTGTTCCACCATCAATACGGATGACGGAAATATTTAATCGTTTCATTTAAACTCCTAGCAGTTGGAAATTCCAGTTTATAAAAAAATACCATTTAAAGCAATACCTATTTGTCATAGGTTCCCCAAGGGTGATAAGCATCACACCTGACCCAATGTATGAATACATCCAGTCCTACCTGAGTTAATGTTCATTCGATCTTGAGTTTGTCTCACCTCTGTCCTCAAGTCTTGTGTAGTCCCCATTTAAGGCTACGAGGCATAAACGGGGTGAATCGTCAGCCTATGTTCTGTTCCACGCAACCCATGTAGGTTCTTGGTAACGTCTGGAGTACGACTACTGGGAATTAAAAAGGACAAGTGACAAACGCACATACCAAATGGCATATGTGTAAACATCAAATTGTTTGTAGAGAATTGTTTCAGTCCCCACTCTTTTTAATTCCTAGCAGTGAACATAGGTTACCACAAAATTTCGCTGACGCAAATATTTTTACAAAGAAAAAGACCCCTAGGGTGAGCTAGAGGTCTTTTAGGATCATGGATCCAGGAGGGCTTCCGTCATTAGAGCACTCAAACTGCTAGGTAAAAGAGCAGAGTGACGGATGTCTAGGGCTAGACACCACTAAGTATAGTGTAAATTAGATGACATTTGTCAATAGGTAGTAAAAAATGTATTAAAAATACCAATAAGACTGGAAATTGTTATGGGTGCTACCCATGCAGAGCATCGGGATGAGGGTGTTAACTACGTCTAGCTGATCAGACAACGCAGTTCAGAGCACTTTTGACCGACTTCCTCCTGCCAATTCCCAGACTTATTGGATTTATTTACATTCTAAATGATTATTTTCAAACAGCCAACCTATGGTCTTTCGATGGGCTTCTTCCCACATTTCAATTCTTTCTTGCTTTGATAGGGATTTACCCTGATCCAGCTCTGCATGACAGGTAAAGCATAACGATGCCGATCTATAGTCATGTGCTTTGAGTCCTCGACCCTTACCATCCCGAAGCTGATTGGAATGTGCAGCCACAACTGTGCCGTCACTTCTACCACACGCTTGGCATGGGGATTGTCTAAGTAAATCAAGTAATTTCCTATTTCGGTACATAGAGCATTTCTATGGGGAATAAATCTTTTTGACAAAGTTTGTAAGACTGGCGATTGTTATTTGTAACCAGTTCAGCTACTTCAAATAGCGTTTTACTGTCTATCCAACCAGTGATTGTAGCCGTATCGCCATCAACTACTGTCTGTATATACAGATCACATGGGTTTTTTCGATGGTATTCAGTAATCCAGATGTCCCCAGATGGGTTTCTGGTAGCCTTGACATCAATGGTTTTATCTTTCCAAACCAAGTCTGTGGGGTTTTTCTTCTCATTAATGCTGGTATTAACCATCACATTGAGATACTTGGCTACGGCAAACTCACCCATAAAGCCGTCAATGTCCATGTCGTAGGGATCTTGCTTGCTGACCTGACGATCATTGTTAAATTGCATGGCGTTCTTCCTACGGATAGAGCCAAAAATATCACATACAAGCATTTCGTGGCGATTAAACTGGATCTTCATCCTCAAATCTACTATTAGGTTTTTTGGAAATATTGTGGTTTAACAAAGCAGCATAAGCGTTGTAATAGGCTTCTTTCTCCTGACGGAGCTGGTTAATAATAAAGTTCAGTTTATCAATTTCTACTTGCTGTAGATGGATCTGCCTACGAAGATAATGTTCTTCATCTTCCCTGTCTTGGGTAGTAAAGGTAGTCATTTCTCTTGTGCCTTTTTTAGTATTGCTCTAGCAAATGCAAGTCCGCCCGTTAAATCAAACGGACAATGCTTTTCCCATAAAACTTCTATTTCACTTTTAGTTAGTTTTAGTTCTTTTACTGGATGGGTTAATACATTCTTGACCATTTGGTGTAAATCTTTGTAAGGAATAGTATCGGCTTTCAACGCCTCTATTTCGGCTTGTTGCTGGCGTAGCATGGTGGCTATTTCTTCTCTAGTTACNAGCTTGTACCAGCTATCTACTTCCAACATATCAGCTAGTTCATTTGCGTTCATTTCTCTTGTGCCTTTCT